TGAAAATTTCTGAACTTGATCAGTATAAGTTAGATAATCCTCACATTAGCCAAAGACCAGCTTTAGTAGCTTTTGTTGGTGATCACATTAGTGCAACAGCTCCAAAGATTGATGGTGGTATGAATGAAAGATTAGAACAGATTGCACATTCGAATCCTGGCTCCCCCCTCGCAGATAGATATGGTGGTTCTACCAAAACAGTTAAAGAAATTAAAACAAGAGAAGTTCTCAAAAAACATGGTGTTCTCGATAGGTTAAAAAAATAAATTATAAATAAAAATAATGGTGCAGGCGAGAAATCACACTTCAGCACAGATGCACGGCGTCTTGGAAGCTTGGAAGTCAATCCGCCTATGTACCAGAGGGGAGTTGACACCCTCAGGCGAACATCCTTGACTGTTGGCTCCCCTCACCTTTTTTTAAATAGGACATAAAATGGCAAGTACAAAAAAGAATAAAGAAATAAACGCAAGTAATCTAGTAACAATAAAACCAATTACAGACAACCAAAAAATTGTTTTTGAGTCTTGGAAGAAAGGACAAAACCAATTTCTTTATGGTGCGGCTGGTACAGGCAAAACATTCTGTGCATTGTATCTCGCAATGCAAGATGTAATGAATTTACAAACTCCATACGAGAAGGTTGTGTTGGTTCGTTCACTTATACCAACAAGAGAGATTGGTTTTTTGCCAGGCGATGAAGACGATAAGTCTGCGTTGTATCAGATACCATATCAAAACATGGTGCAGTTCATATTTGAACAACCTAACGAACAATCGTTTAACAATCTATACGACAGGTTAAAAGGTCAAGGCTCATTGCACTTTTTATCAACTTCTTTTCTAAGGGGGTTGACAATGGACAATGCAATTATTATAGTAGATGAGTGTCAGAATATGAATTTTCATGAACTTGATACGATTACAACTAGAGTTGGACAAGACGCAAAGATTGTATTCTGTGGGGACTTTGACCAAACAGATTTGCAAAAACAAAATGAGAGAAATGGTTTACATGATTTCTTTAGAATACTAGATGAGATGGAAGAATTTAATTGCACCGAATTTACTATTGGTGATATTGTTCGGTCAGGATTTGTTCGTAACTATCTTATCAATAAAATACGCCTTGGATTTGGAAACGAATAATGAGTACATTTTTTTGGGTTATGATGGGAATAATATTAGCAATTTGGGGTTGGACTATCTACGAGTGTAAGGTTCTTAGAAAGAAAGATAGGGAAAGGTGGGAGAAATGAATTTAGAAAAACTTAGAGCTCAACTAGAAATAGACGAGGGAGTAAAATACGAAATTTACAACGACCATCTTGGATATCCTACTTTTGGTGTTGGTCATTTGGTATTAGAAACTGATCCAGAATATAACTCTCCAGTTGGAACTTCTATTAGTGAGTCCAGAGTTATCGAAGCATTTGAACAAGATTGTGACAATGTTTTACTAGACTGTACTATTTTGTATCCAGATTTTTATGATTTGCCAGAAGAAGCTCAACAGATAATTGCAAACATGATGTTCAACCTTGGCAGAACTCGTTTAAGTAAATTCAAGGGAATGAAACGTGGTGTTGATGCAAAAGATTGGAACGCAGCTGCAGACGAGATGGTAGACAGCAGATGGTATCGACAAGTGACAAACCGAGCAAATAGATTAGTGGAGAGAATGAGAGCAATATAAAGTATGTTTCAGCACAAACCAGTGGAGTTGCAACCTATAACCGCAACAAACCAAGACGGAGTACGTCTATACAAAACCCCAGAGGGTAATAAGTATCCATCAATTACAACTGTTTTATCAGTTCGTAATAAGAAAGGAATAGCAGAATGGCGTAAACGTGTAGGTAACGATGTTGCTAATCACATATCAAGAACAGCTGCAAATCGTGGTACTAAAGTTCATCATATGTGTGAAGACTATTTAAACAATGTTGAATTTAATTCTCCAATGGAATGGGAGAAACACAAAAAACATTTCTTACCGTATTGTCTTTTTCAACAATTAAAAGATAATGCGTTAACTTACATAGACAACATCTATGCTCAAGAAGCTGGATTGTACAGTGACAAGTACAAAGTAGCAGGCAGAGTTGATTGTATTGCTGAGTATAAAGGTGTGCCGTCTATTATAGATTTCAAAACATCAACCAAAGAACGTAAAGATGAATACAACGAAAGTTATTACATTCAAGGTTCTGCGTATGCTGAAATGTTTGGTGAACGTACAGGTGTAGAAATATCTCAGGTGGTTATCTTGGTCGTGACAGAAGATGGAACTGTTCAAGAGTTTGTTAAAGAAAAACACGATTACCTTAATTCTTTAGTAGAAACTATTGCGGAGTGGAATGAACAAAATAAAACGTAAGAGACTTGACAAGTTAGTGTCTGTTGTGGTATAAATATAGATACAATTTGTTGATGCAAGTTGAGAGCTGATCTGGACGGGGGTGCAAATCCCCCCAGCTCCACCACAAATACATTGGAGAATAAAATGGATTGGATTACAGCAGACCTTATAGATGCAATAAATGAAACATCTTGGTTTGATGGTATTGGAACAATACTTATTTTACTTGCCACTTATGCAGCTTATAAGTGGATTAAGAAAAATATCTAGTGTGTTTGTGATGGGGCTGAATAGGTTCGACAGGCAGAGGTAGATGAGTGGAGAATTGTCGGGTGATTCCGTTATCGGTCAAAACTATAAATGCAAACGAAGATAACTTTGCACTTGAGGATTATGCGCTAGCCGCATAGTTGCTCGGGGTTTTGGTGAGTTCCTATCAACAGAATACTCACCACTTTTATAATGACTATAGGAAATAATAATGGCGTTTACTACATCAAAAACATTTACAGTTGCAATAGAGAATATTGCTAAAGATTTAAATATTACACATATGGACGCAATTCTATATTATTGCGACAAAGAAGGCATTGAACCTGATTCAGTTGGTTCTCTTATTTCTAAAGGACTGAAAGAAAAAATTGAAGCAAATGCAAGAGACTTGAACTTTTTACCTAAAAGAGCTCAACTGCCTATATAAAGAAAGCCTTTCAATGGAAGCGATTGATACCTACCTGATGTATTGTGCAATGAAAGCACACTTCGGCAAAACTGATTATGACTTTGTTACCTATCATGGCAAAACTCGTATCAAGCGAGATTCTTTCTACAAGAGAAAGGATAGAGGTTTCTTTGTCAAAATTTCAAGAAAATATAAAACAGAAGAAAACATAAAGAATTATTTTGTCTCTAATTTTATTAAGGACGGCAAAGGTTATGTGTCTAACTTCAGTGATGAAAACTATGAGGAATGGAAAGACAAAAGAGTTAATTTTTACAATCAATTTACACTAGAGATTAAGCCTTTAGTTAAAAACTTCAATCCCCTTTTTAATATTGAGAGTGACGAACACCCTATATTATTAAAGGAATATCTTGGAAAGAGAGTGTCATTAGAAACTCTTATTGTACTTGATGAGTTGGTTGAGTTTAGTAAAACGTGGAACAAAAAATTATCTGAGGATTACATATGGCAAGACATTAAAAAACTTATGAATAATTATAAAAGGTTCTTGACTTTGGACAAGGAAAAGTATAGAATGGTATTATTAAATCTAATAGAAGGAGTTTAACTATAATGGATTTAGGTGAAATTGTGACCACTGAAAGAGCAGAAATCGCAATTAAAACACTCGACATTGTTGAGTCAGAAAACAAAAAACTTATTGCAAGGGTGAAAGAATTAGAGTACGATTGTGCTGAACTTTCTAAGAAAAATTCTGAGATGAGCGAAAGAATTAAAAAACTTGCAATGCGACAACCATCATGGCCAAAGGGGTTTCGCCCTCAAGGTCGCAGACCTGATAACAGGAGAGATGACAGACGATAAATGATTTGTGGGGTTATAGCTCAGTTGGGAGAGCGTCTGGTTTGCATCCAGAAGGTCGTGGGTTCGATCCCCTCTAACTCCACCACTTTTACTGCTGGTATAGTTAAACGGTATAACAGTTGCCTTGTAAGCATCAATTCTAGGTTCGATTCCTTGTACCAGCACCAATTTTGAAAAGGACATATTATGGGAACTAAAGTATTAACACTCACATTAATTGCACCAAATAGAAAACCACCTAGTAGTAATGTGCGGTGGTTTGCACTTGCACTTGCACTCATGAGTGTCATTTTTCTTGCATCGGGAAGTGTTGCTTCTCAATGGATAGGTTGGTCGTTGTCTGTGGTTGCTTGTGTGTTTTGGGCAAATTTTGCAAGGTTAGATAAAGATACTCCAAGAATGTTGATGGAGTTATTTTATCTTGGTGCATCTATTTGGGGGATATACAATTGGATATAGAAGTAACACTTAAAGACTTCATGGGAAGCGACTTGACTGTTGTTAATGCAGCCAGAGTTTCTTTTGATAAAGAATCTGATTGGGAGAAAGGATTTGATAACGACTTAGAAGGCCTTCTTAATTACAGTGATGAAAAATTAATAAAGTATCTTGCAAAACACAATCACTGGAGTCCATTCGGTCATGCGTCTATGCAGTTTAGAATTAAAGCTCCTGTGTTTGTTGCAAGACAATTAGTTAAACATCAAATTGGTTTAACGTGGAACGAAGTATCTAGACGATATGTTAGTGATGACCCATCAATCTATTGTCCTGATACATGGAGAGCAGCTGCATCAGATAAGAAACAAGGTTCTGATGAGGAAAAAACTGTAGAGTGGATTAAGGACAGTTATCCTGATGATGAGGACATAAGAGTTGGTACTGTGTACAATAAAGCTGTTGAACACGCAGTTAAAGCTTATGATATGTTAATCGAGGGTGGTGTTGCACCAGAACAAGCACGAATGGTTCTGCCTCAGTCTATGTTTACAGAATGGTATTGGTCTGGAACACTTTATGCATTTGCAAGAGTATGTAACCTAAGATGCAAACCAGATGCACAATATGAAACAAGAATGGTTACAAATAAAATTGACAAGGTTGCACAGGATATGTTTCCTGTTAGTTGGGAGTGTTTAAGAACATGAAATCTTTAGTTATTGGCAATGGAGAATCACGTTCGTGGTTCAATCCAAGTAAAAACAATATTGGTTTAGACGAAGTTAAAACTTGGGGATGCAATGCAATTTATCGTGACGGTGTAGTAGACAATCTTGTTGCAGTTGATTACGCAATACAACAAGAAATTGTTAAATCTGAGTATCCACTTGAAAATAAATGTTGGTTTACAAACTGGTCTGTTGTTCCAGATTTTGTAGCAGACACAATGTTTATGGGATACAACATACCCGAATCTTTTATTCATTATAGTGGAGATGGTCTAACTGGTAAATGTGTTATCTCAGGCAAAGACCCTGCTACTCTGCAAGAGAAAATTGATACAGCTATGCACATGAATCCAGACTTAGATGCAGATGACCTTCGTATGAAAATGGAAAAGGACTCTGGTGTTTGGATTACCTATGTTACTGGTGAAGAAAGAATTTGTCCTATTGGAGAATACATTAGGGGTTGGTCTGCGGGCAATTCTGCATTACATTTAGCATGTGACCCACCTATGCACGAAACACTAGGTAGATTTCCTGTTAAACCAGATGAGGTATATATGATTGGATATGACTTGTCGGCATATGATAAACCACTAAATAATATGTACAAGGGTACAGACAATTATCTTCCAGCAAACGCAAAAGGATTTAGTGCAGTAAATTGGGGCAAACAGCTAAAATCTATTTTTGTTCTAAATTCTGATACTACTTTTTATTGGGTTGATGCAACAGAAGAAGGTAGAACATTAGCAGATGCATTTTATTTAAAAAATGTAAAATATATTAATAAAGACAAATTATGTGAGGAATTAAAAATAACATGAGTGGAGTTCCTATATTCCCAGCTGGTATTATAAAACAGTATAATAGTCCAATACCATTTGTTGATACGATTGATCTAAATCAATTTTCATACGAAAAATTTAAGGGTTCAACGAAATTAAGAACGGAAAAATATTTAAATATATTACTTGACCCAGCAATGAAAGACATTGCAACATGGATTGAAATGCAAGCCAAAGATTATCTAGACAACGAACTTGGCCTAGAGTATGAAGAATTTTTCTTTTCGGAGAGTTGGTTAAACATTAGTGGTAAAGGTGGCAAACAAGGAATACACAATCACTCTAACTCAATCATTAGTGGAACATACTATTTAAAGTCAGAGGACGGACACCCACCACTGGTTTTTCACAGATCAAAATACGATAGTGTACCATTCATATCTCTTACGGAACATTATAAAAAGGGAAACCCAAACACAGCTTCTAAGTTGTCTTTTCCCTGTACACAGGATTCTATGATTGTCTTTCAATCTCAATTGTATCATGGTCATGCACCAAATGATCTTGATAAAGAACGGATTGGACTTTCTTGGAATGCTCTTGTCAATTTTAGACAAGATGACAAAAGTATATATAGAGTAAGGTTTGTTCAAGAAGATACTTGACTTTCCTTACACAACTGTATATAATTATTAAATAACATACGAAAACATACATTCACATAAGGAGAAAAATATGTCGTTAAGTTCACTTAAAAAGTCTAATTCATTAGACAAACTGCTTGGTGCAGTTAAAGAGGAAAACGCACCCCAAGAGAAGAAGTCCTATAAGGACGAACGAATCTGGAAACCAGTAATGGATAAAACAGGTAATGGTTATGCTGTTATTCGTTTCCTTCCAGCTGTTGAGGGTGAGGATATGCCATGGGCAAAGGTCTGGAATCACGCATTTCAAGGCCCAACTGGTCAGTGGTACATCGAGAATTCTCTTACCACACTCGGTCAGAATGACCCTGTATCAGAACTAAATTCATCTTACTGGAATTCTGGTGTAGAGTCTGACAAGGAAATTGCTCGTAGACAAAAACGTAAGTTGCAATATTATTCCAACATCTACGTTGTTAAGGACGGTGCAAATCCTGAGAATGAAGGTAAAGTATTCCTTTATCGTTTTGGTAAGAAAATCTTTGACAAGATTATGGAAACCATGCAACCTGCATTTGAAGATGAGTCACCAGTAAATCCTTTTGATTTTTGGGAAGGTGCAAACTTCAAGTTGAAGCTTCGCAAGGTAGACGGTTATTGGAACTATGACAAGTCAGAGTTTGAAGCACCATCAGCATTGTTTGATAACGATGATGACATTGAAGCAGTATGGAAGAAAGAGTATGCTCTATCAGAGTTTACTTCTGAAAAAAACTTCAAGTCATATGATGAGTTGAAAACTCGTTTGGATATGGTTCTTGCTGGAACTACTAAGGTTGGAAGTGCAGCTGAGATTATGGAAGATGCTCCTAAAGCAGCTCCTGTAGTTGATACTGCTCCTGCTCCTGCTCCATCGGTAACACAAGATGATGAAGATGATACTATGGATTATTTTCAGAAACTTGCAAACGATTAGTAGAGATACTATGAACAACCCTCTATTGAGAAATCAATAGGGGGTTTTCTTTTAGTAAGAGTAATTTAATGCAGCTACTGCTGGGTTAGGATTTCTCGTACTTGTATTGGTAAAGGTCGCACTAGAAGTTGAATTACTATTAACAACATTTGTAGATTTTGCATCAACCACGACAGTTGAACCACCAGTTGCCTTATCTAATTTTGCTTCGGTCATTTGTCTAGCTCTTGTATCCATAAGACTTTGAAAATTTGGTCTACCAGCAACATTACCTGCCATTGCTGGGTTGGGTGCTACTGCGTTAGTAACAACTGGAGCAATTAATTCTCCTGTTT